CATCAGAAAATATAAAATGTTTGAACTGTTTTCCATGTTTTCTTAAATCATCCGCGTCCAACTTGCGTATGTTTTCGATCAGTTTTTTGAGTTTGGGACTCATCGTATCCATATCTTCCAAAAAACGTTTTGGATCAAATCCAGGTTTATCAAAACGATGATGTCTTTTGATTGATGTCCAATTTTCAGTGGTTCTTATACAATCAGGATTCATTTTGACGGGTTTAGTCATTGGTGTTTGATTCGGTTGAATGGATTGATCAGGTACGGATAAGTTAATCGACATGAAACTGTCTGACGAAGAACTCTTGGTTGGAACATTGGGATCGAATACCGATTTCAATTTGAATTTATTTTTCAACATCATCGCTGGTGCGCTAGTGACACCTTTCACAGAAACTTTATCATATACACCTTGTCTTTTGTCAATAAACTTTTTCGATTTTACCATTCTTTTATTCTTTTTAAATCATGTAATATTTTTTCCATATGTTAGCTCATTGTCCCAAACGAAAACTAAACCGCTTGTGACATTTATGACACATGACTGGTTCGTGCATTCCGTCAACATTTTGAGAATAAAGCAACGATTCACACTGTAAACATTTGAAAACACATCGCTCTATACACACCCATTTCTTTTTCAAAGGACTTCGGAATGAATTGTACAAAAGTCCCGTTTTATGACAATCTTCACACGATCCCTTTCTAACACAATCATTTTCCAGTCTTTTGATTAGGATATGGTTTTTTCTCTTCTTTTCTACATCATGTTTGATCTGAAAAGAAATTTCTTCGACTTTTTTTCTGTCATATAATTTATCATATAAAAAACGGTTCGTGAGCGCCAAATTCATACACTGATATGTATCTAAAAACGACAAGATGTTACTCAATGAATCAGAATCCAATGTTTCAAACATTCGTACACATACTTGTTAGCAACAAAATAAATAATAAGTCTATGTTCAAATATCTTCGTCTATCCGTTCATAGAAAATCATGTAACTATTTGACGCCATCTGATCTGGTAAAGATGACGAAGACATCCTGTGTTCATTGAAGTCGTCGACATGAAGAAACTCTTCTCCTTCATCAATCAATGCAGTATAGTGACCATCGTCTAAACTTCCGTAATGTAGTGCGACGGATGTAAGTTTGTAATGAGGTAGTTCCGTGTTGAATTTCACAAACTTGGACAGGTTCAGGTGATTTGGAACGGTGACTGGGGTTGTCTGTTTTGAGATTTGGTTCTCCGAAAATTGAAATCGTTTCAAACAACATATGAACAGTTTCGGCAACTTGCACAAATACGTTTTACGAATGCTTCGGTCATGTTGGCATTTGTCACAAATCCTAGAAACGTCGGTCACTGAAAAATATTCATCGATACACGTCTCAAGCGTTGTTCTGGAACTTGGGATGGCCAATGCCAATACACTACTCGTTTCGTAATTATACACACTGTGATGACACGATGTGCACTCTGTGTGAATCAAATATTGGGCATATATCAAATCGCAAACTTCAGAATAGGAGTTGAACCATTGTGCGTCTAAATTGTAAGAGATTTTTGTATTTGTTGTCATTATTTGAGGTTTTTGAACACTCACAATTCGTTTGAAACATTCAAAAAAGAAATCAAGGTAAAATGTCATGAATTCATGTATATCCATTTGTTCGCTGAAATCGAACACGGGAATGGAAAGACTCATGTGACGAATCATCTGTTTATACAAACGAATTCGTTGGGAGATTTCATCCGCCTCAAATACACTTGGTACATCAAACACAACGTCGTTTTTTTTCATATATTCGCGAAACGAACCACTTGTCCATAAACATTGAAGGGCAGTATTGGCGTAGCATGTATTGCCCAGATTGGGTAATCCACGCATGTTCTTAGGATGTATCTTCTAATTTGTACTTCTTCGTGTTATATTTAAACCCAAATACGAGTATGGGCGACAATGGTGTCGTCATTTACTATTTTAACAACTTTTAAATCTCCCGTGTCAATCGTCAGATAACAACACTAAATTTCTGAAAATTGAGATAACGTTTATATAATAATTCAACGTCGAAATCATGAGGTCGTTCTTGACACGCGTGTTCAAGTTGTTATGTGTATGGATGATAATGTAGAGCATCATAAGCAGTATGACTGCCAATCGAAAAATACGTATTTTTTCGTCGTCAACTTTATTGAACAAGATGTATATCAAAACGAAAATTAAGGTTATATTAAACAGAATTGTTGCAAACATTAGGGGTGCGATTGAAACACCGCTTTGTAGTAATAAAATACCCACAACGCTCATCAGCGTAAAAATACCAAGGGTCTCAAAGACCGCCTTCTTTACACTGTCAGAACTCACATTCCTGTCTTTGAAGAGGGTAGCAATAAGTAGACCCTTTAAAATTGAAAACACGCAGAAAAGACCAAACCTCACAGGAGCCGGGATGGATTCATTGGATATAAGAATAGTCAACATAAAAGCCACAAAAAGAAATAAAAAAAACCAAATCGGTTTTTGGTTTAGAGCATAATTTTTCATGGATGAGTTTAATCTTTCCATGGTGATTCCCGTCAACGTCAATTGAAACCCCAAATGCAATAACGTTTTCATTAAGAATGTGTATTTCATTGGTTTATTTAATTTACTGAACACATAAAAAAAAACGAACCACATCGGTTCGAGTATAATATAAATAGTGTCTTACATAAATGATTCATTGCAATTCGCTGGTTATCATTCCGAACGGAAGCATCGCCGATATGATGAACGTCATTGTTTCGGCACGAGTGTTGTGCGAATATCACAAGATTCATTTACTGGTGATATGGGAACATGATGACTACACGTATCAAGATTTCTTTTACGACCCGTTACGAATTGTTCACAAAAACTTTTTATCTGGAAAGAACTACGTATATAATCCTGAAATAGACCCGTCTACATTGCTCAAACACGTCCAATTCACTCAGGATTCAGAAACGTATCTGGTATTGGAAACTCGTCAAGAGATTGTCGATACATCTATACCGTTTCGACAGTACATTACACAGAGACATATTATATACACAACGTTGATCCATGAACATGTATCTGGTGTAGTGGTCGGGCAAATGGGTTTGTATGATATCCCCGACCATTTTGTTCCGGAGTTTTGTGATGAAATCCAACAGAAAGATTCAAACACAACAAAAATGCAAGATGTCTCATTTGGGATTGAGAATAATGAATATACGGACTATCTCAAACTATTGGTGTGTTCGAAAGCCAAAGTATTGGTGTGTTCGGGCCAAGTAACCGACAGGTTGGCTGTGTACGTATCCAACATTTTTATGATTCCTTTACTTTGTTTGGAAACCGAGTCATTCAGAGACATACCCACGGTGACTGCAAAGAGTTCATCCTACCCGAAGCCATACGAATACATTTGCAATCCGATACCACTTCACATGATTACTGACAATGTCACACTGTGAACAATTTCAATGTATTTTTTATATTCATAAAGTAATAAAGTAAATTGACATGAATTTGATATTTAGTTTTGTTGTTTCGTTCATTTTGATTATTTTCATTGTTGTGTTGGTATTTGTATCTTTACAAAACTACCGAATTCAAAAACGAATGGATGAAATCAATTCAAATGAGATGAAACAAACCCTTGGTCTTAAGTTTACGAAAGAAACTAGCGCGAGCATCATTGAATTCTTGAACACCTTAGATGTAGACGAAATAAAATCTTTACCGGATTTGATTAGCAAAAATGCTAACCATGCAATTGGTCAACATAAAATACAGAATGGGCAAATAATTGATTTGAGCAACGAACTCAACCTACTTCGTAGAAATGTGTCTTACAGTTTGAATCGGCTTACAATTGATTTCATTGATACATATTCCGATTCATGTAATAACTATGTTGTTGACAAAGACCTTCGTGTTGAAGAAAAAGATGTTCTTCAACAGACGTTTGTGTTTGGTTTGTTTTCAGATATAATGAATGAAATTTTTGACATTGAAGAGATTACCCGAACTTTCAAACCAAATATTTGTAGTTTGGTAGATACACTGAAAACAGTGTTTATTAAAGACGGTCTTACAACAACCGCAAATAGTGTGATTATAAGCCTAGAAAAAAACATACTAACAAATTACGGAACGAATAAAAACGACCCATACACATCTCTTCCAACGATTCCGTTGTATGCTTTTCTTGAAAAAAACAAACATAAATTATACACTGATCTTAAAGATGAGGAGAAAAGAGTGTTTATTTTCACGAGATATTTTCCAAGACTTTTTAGTTACATATTTACTGAGAGATGGGACTATATATTTTCAAAAATAAATACAATGATGAAAAAGTTTTTCGAGGATGATGAAGTTATTAATATGTATAATGCGACAACCACCCCATTTGTATTCTTTAACCAGTTCTTCTTGGATTACTCGCAATCTATGGGTGACGAAAGAAATGAGTTACTTGAAAGTATTTTCAAGCACATTAATACTGAAGTAACATCACCGATACAAATGGACGGGTCTGTACTCTCAGATCTTTTATATTTGTATATTCCCGAAATGTTAATTATGTCATATTACAACATGAATACGAAAACAAACAGTTCACAACCGTATCATAACTTCATTGACACTTTTCTATTTACTCGAATCACAAGTGAAGACGAAGTAGAAGATAGCGAAATGTATATACTTAAGAGGATCTTCGAACTTTTTTCAACACGAATAAAGGATGAATCCATGACGATGAACTTTAGATATGACTTCCTCAAAACTTACCTCGATGATCCGTTAAATATAAACACTCTAACAAAAGCGACACAATTAAAAGAATTTATTGGAAATCTGTATGGTGATAATTCTGTCGACACTCTATTTTTGAATAATTGAACGCGTTCAGTTTTGTTTCATTGAACCAAAGAATGCCGTAATTTCCGTTGCTCCACTTCGTTTGTTATTCAGTTTCCTCAATATCGATGAAAATAACAATTCCTCCACTTCTTTCTGTTTCAACAGATTAATTTTATCGTCTGCTTTTTTTACGTCGCCTTCACACAGACGTATCAAACTCTTACGTTTGTTTGTATAGTATGTTGGTGTCTTTGACTTTGGCAACTCAAACAATGCGAGGGCCAACAGTTGACACACAGGGTTCATAATTTGGTTTGTGATATAAAATATGTAATTTATTTTGATGTTGTTCTCCGTAATATATTTCGGGTGTTCGATTTTGTCT